TGAGCCGTTAAATTAAGATGGAAGAACCTTTAGAAGGTCTGCGGTGGCGATCGTCGCCGTCGCCGACGGATCGGCGTCGCTGTCAGCGTCCCAGGCGAATTCGAGATCGCCGGCGCCGAACTCCTCGGCGATGACGCGGTCGATGAGATGCTTCACCCAGTTCTGCAACGGCTGCAGGCCCTCGGCGAGGGCGACATCCTGCGCGTTCTCGGCGGTGACGCGGTTGACCTGCGCGGTGATTGGTGGCGTCGAGCGCGTTAACTCAGGATGGCAAAATCTTCAAAAGTTCAGCCGCCGCGATGCGGATTTTCTCCCACTCCGGATCATCGATCACCTCGTGTTCATTAAGGTGCCCTTTGTGCGTGTGGGCATACCCATGCACCATGTCGCCAAACCGCGCACACGCTGTCCGTTGTTCACTTGATAAATCGTACGATGGATCGTGGGCATCTTCTCCAAACTTATCCAAGAGACAGACCATCTCGATCGGCGATGATACTTCTGGCCCGATATTGAACCAGGCGCGTTCTTGATAAGCACGATCCGCAAACTCTCGAATCTGCGGCCTGAAAAATTTCAACCAGCGATCGAGCGTGAATTTGCTTGTCGGTTCTTGATTCGAGGGCATGTCTATCACCTTTGGTCGAATTGATAATTCTGAAGCGGTATATGCGTTTCTTCTCTGTTGCTGCCCTGTATCCGGTTACCATACTTGGTCAGGAATCCACCGTTGAGATTGTCGATCACATAAGGACCCTGCTGAGCGGGATTTGAACTTTGCGCTCACTCAATTCGAGGAAGGCGGCCGATCCTCCATCCGTAACCGCACATAAATTTCGTCTGCCACTATTTTCGTAGCGCGCTTCTCATCGCCGGGCGCCACCAACTTTGCCCGCACGAGCATGTCCGCCGTCAGTACGGCGATCTTCGCGCTCCAAGCTTTGTCGCTTTCGTTTAGTGCATTTTCATCTTTCATAACCGATTCTCCTCGCGGTTCGTTCGGGCTCGATAACACACGTATTAAGGAAAGTGAATCTTACTGACGGGCACTCCGGAAACATTGATATCGACGGCCGGAGAACCGCTGTCCGATGTGGCGCGGAATGTAACGTATCCAGCATTTCCTGGAAGCTGGACGACGGTCGCATCAGGTGCCGCAGGCCTGACCGTACCGCCGACGCGCAGATAACTAAACATGTTCTGGGCTGCCTGTAAGCCCCCCGGAAGTTCGCGAACATCCGAACTGCTGCCTTCATCGCCGACCGGCACTCCGCCCGGCGCGACTATATCCATGACGCGTGCGGTCGCAGCATTCTTGATCGCGGCATTGAGGCTATCGAGAGCCTGCTGGGAGGTCGATGAATTCGGATCTTTAACGTAAGTGAGTGCCGGGTTGTTCGGATCGATTTGTCGAAGGGTTGCTATCTGGCTATTCCATTCCGCATCTCGCGCCGGCCCCATCGGATCGAATGGATTGCCTTCGTCCTCCTTCCAGCGGCCGTGGCCGTCGCGGGGCTCGTCGGGGTCGTAGCCGGCCTTGCTGAGCTGTTTCGCTGCCTGCGTCGCCGCCGCTGGCGCCGCGCTCGCCGTCAGCGGCACGAGGCCTTGCGCGGTCTGGATCTTCGGCTGCTCGCCGCCGGCGACCGGCGGCAGCCCGAGCTCGGCGCGCACCTCGTTGATGCTCTTGATGCCCGCTTTGACGTAATCGGTGGCGATCGTTGCCGTCGCCGACGGATCGGCGTCGGCATCGGCGTCCCAGGCGAATTCGAGATCGCCGGCGCCGAACTCTTCGGCGATGACGCGGTCGATCAGATGCTTCACCCAATTCTGTAAGGGCTGCAGGCCCTCGGCGAGGGCGACATCCTGCGCGTTCTCGGCGGTGGCGCGGTTGACCTGCGCCGTGAACGCGGTCGGCGGCAGCGAGAAGGCGTAGCACACCACCCGCGCCAGGAATTTCTTGGCTTCGTACGACAGCTCGGCGCTAAAGACCGCGCCTCGCGCCTGATAGGCTTGGCGGATCGCCCCCAGCGTGTTGCTATTTCAGCGTTTCGTCGATCGACGCGATGATGCTCTGAATTTGTGCTTCGGTGGCGCCCATACGCGTCTGAAATTCCCAGCCGCCGAGCTCCTTTATCGTCTCGTTCATGCAGTTGATGAAGATCCGCGCCTCAGCCGCCGAAAGGGTGACCCGGTACTGATCGTCAGGTTTCTTGAGGATTTTCATCTCAGCCCTCATGCCCAATCGGCGCGTCGTAGATGTCGCCAATCTGGTCCAGCAGATAACGCAGAACCGTGTCATCGGTACCGATCGTCGCGTTGTAATCTTCGATAAGGAACCCGTTACAGCATTCGTTGAGGGTTTGACGAAGCCATTCCAACTCCTCACCACTCAGTTCCAGTTCAAGCGACCCGCCGGGTTGTTTCGAGACTTTCATATGGATCACCGCTGCCGAAAGAGTTGATCGAAATATTGACGACGACTTGGCGGCCGAAAGACCGTCGAGTCTGCCGGATTTCGAGTGTTGATAATAACGAGGGTGTTGGTTGAAGATTGGTAGAAGCCGGCCCGTCCGTCCGGCGCAGTTTTTATCTGTCCATTTTTTATAACATCTTGCGCCAAAAGTTGCAATTGGGTCAGGCTTCCAATCTCGGGAAACTCATCGCCCTGGACGACATGTTTGTCGTAGCCGTGTTCCACGGCATTTGCCGCAGCATCTTCGATCGCGCTATCGAGCGCGTCGTGCATGTTGTTGACGTCGTCCGTACTCGGCATCCAACCGGGATTGGCGACGATTGGTGACAGTGCGGGATTTGAGGGGTCGATGGTGCTGAGCTTGTTGCGCGCCGCATTATAGAGAGCCGCCCGAACCGTTCCGGCGGGATCGGATTCCTCGTCAGCGCGTTCTTTGTTGTCCTCCTGCGCAACCTGGATGCCGCCGTCGCTATCGTCGCCCTCGCCGCCCGGCGCGAATTGGCCGCCATTGGGACCAGGGCCGTAATGGTTCGGGTTGAAGCGCCGGAGCTTCTCGGCGGCGCTCGATGACGATGCTGCCGGTGCCGCGCTCGCATTCGCGGTCAGCGGCATCAACCCGTGCGCGGTCTGGATCTTCGGCTGCTCGCCGCCGGCCACGGGAGGAAGCCCGAGCTCGGCCCGGACCTCGTTGATGCTCTTGATGCCGGCTTTGACGTAATCGGTGGCGATCGTCGCGGTCGCCGACGGATCGGCGTCGGCATCGGCATCCCACGCGAATTCGAGATCGCCGGCGCCGAACTCCTGCAACGGCTGCAGACCCTCGGCGAGGGCGACGTCCTGCGCGTTCTCGGCAGTGGCGCGATTGACCTGCGCGGTAAACGCCGTCGGCGGCAGCGAGAAGGCGTAGCACACGACCCGCGCCAGCCATTCGTCGAACGCGTCCTTCAGCGCCGGCTCGCGCACCGGCACGAAAGTCTTGGCGACGCCGCCGGGCACGAACTTGGCGTGCCGGCGCTCGGCCGTGTCGCCGGCGTTGAGCGCGTCCCAATAGGCCTGGAATTGCCTGATCTGATCGGGGTTCCAACTTTCGGGCACGCCGATCAGCGCCTCGGGCACGTTGCCCTCGGTGTAATATTGCAGCTGATAGATCTGGCGGCGCAGCGCGATGTTGACGCTCATCTGCACCTGCTCGACCGGCGAGAAGCCATAGGCCTTGTGGACGCGCGGGTTGCGCGGCGCGTAGATCAGCTCGTCAGCCGCGTAATCGACCGCCGGCATGCCCTTGAGGATTTGCTGATAGGCCGGCGCGGGCGGCGCCGGCGTGCGGCCCCAATCGTCGATCAGCCGCTTGATGGTCGCGCCGTCGATCACCTCGAGCGCATAGAGCGCGCCGCCGCGGGTGCGTCGCTTGTAAAGCGCCGGCGCGTCGATGACGAGCAGGTCTTCGAGCAGCATCCGTAGCCAGGTCGCCCAGCCGTGCTGGCGATCGGGCGACGCAAAGAACTGCGTCAACGCGGGAAGCCGCGGGTCGTTGGCGGGGCCGGCAGCCACCAACGCCCGCGGCCGGAGGCGCCAAGTGAGGCGCTCCATCTGGTCCTTGCGCGTCTCGATCACCGCGCGCAGCAGGTCGTATGAATCCGCGAGACCGCGCAGCTCGGCAAAGCCGGTCGGCTCCCAACTGCGCGGCGTCACCGCGAGGTTGAAGCCGAAGGGATAATCGAA